CTTCAGTCGCATTACGCAACCAAGGGCAATCATACCAGCCCGTGATACTAACCCCGAGAAGTCGCTCCTCCTCGCAATTGTGCCGCCATGCAGAACTTAGGTATCTGAAGTCGGTAAGGGTCGCTTGTAAACTTCCGAGAATGGTTGCGATCCTAAGTTTTCTTGAGAGCTCTTCATACTTATCATTGGGTCTTGCAATGGCTTCAGAAAGGTTACAGAATTGTCTTGACCTGAGCACAATTTCGCTACAGGGGTTTGTTCCGAACTCGTGGTCTGTGTCTCGTCGCTCTGGTGAGAGTCGCTTGGCGGCTTCACGATTGAATATACCTCTTTCGCCTGATTTGCTTTCATATATGGTTCCCCATTCTTTCATGAACGCGCCTACATCTGGTTTCTCTGTAAACGCTATTGAGTTGTTGGCTAATGCTCGCTGACCGTCCATCAGATACCACTGGCCCGATTTGGCTGTTGCCATACGCTGGTCTGTCAGGTTGGACAATGAGATCATTGCCGATCGCCTGACTCCTCCTACTACGATACTTGAAGCAATGTGGGCAAACACATCTGACGCCTCGATCGAAGATAATTTTCGACCTGCCGCACCCTTGATGATGCCTACAATGTTTTTCAACATCTGCTCTAACGGAGCTGGCCCACTTGCCCTACCGCCCATGGTCTTGAGTTTTGCGCCTGCCGGACGAATGCGAGAGAAATCCCACTGGGGAATCTGTCCAGCATAAGCCATGGCTACAGTCTCACGAATGGCTTTAGCCCAACCGATTTTGCTATCAGAGACGGTAATCACCGTGTCCGTATCAAACATCTTTTCAGCAATCTCTGGAAGCTGTGTCACGTACTGACGTTCCACTGAGTACCCAACTCCGGTTCCACACATGAGAATATAAGCGGCTTCATCCCACGCACGAAGGTTATCGCACGCAAGATATGCACAATTATAGCCTGCGACATTATCGCGCTCTAGAGCTTTTCCAGCAGACATAACAGCTCGCATACTCGGAACTACGTCCAAGTTATGAATGGCATCAAACAGTTCCTTACGGATTGGTTTTACAATCTTTGGATTGCGACTCTCAAAGAAGTCTAGGTATCTGTTTACTGTCTCTTCCCAAGTTTCACGACGGCCTTCCTCATCTAGCCAGCGTGCGTACCTTGAGTTAAAAATGTATTGTTCATAACTATTCAATCTTGTCTCCCAATTTCTTTGGTGCGAATGATGATCCACATCCGCATTGTTCATATAGTTCTTTATCAACAGTCAAGTTGAGCATATCTCCGAGCAAGTCTTTCTTGAGCGTAAGAGATGCACCACTCAGGAGGGACGCTGACTCTGGATGCCAATAGACTGGCGTGTTGTCGGCAGTGTTCAACCCTTCTGTATCGCTGATAGGAATCTTCTCGAAATTCGCTTTGAAGCCTGTACACCCACCACTTTCCAAATTTAGAAGCAACCCTTCCGAGATGTTTAAACGCTTGCTTAGGAAAAGTGCTACATCGTCTGATATTTTCAATTAGTTTCATCTCCAGAGAAAGATGCCGGAGAGTAAATAAACCATCAATATTAGGTACACCCAAAACATTAAATCTCCAAAGTTAGTCAATTCCATTTATCCTGTGGTTGAGTAGTAGCTCCCGTTTCATCAGGCCATTGTGGTGAAGGGTTTGGGATGAATGCCCTACCCGACTCGCTAATGCCTGACCAAATAATGCAAGCCTGTCCGTCTGACTTATGCACAACAAATGACATTGTTTTCCCGCTCTGGCTCGTGTACAGCAACCATTGGTTACCTGTATCTAGCCAGCCTGCAACCAATGCAATCTCACCGTGCTCACTTAGAAGTGTGTCGCGCATCTCAACTGGTGTTGAGCAGACCAAGTAGAACGGCACTGTCATTGTTTGAAATGAGCTTGGTGGCTCTTGTGCGTCAGCAAGCTCTACAGTCCCAGCTAAGAAAGCTAGGATAATTCCTATACCAATGATCCAGTCCCACTTCTTTCGGTCTTTCATCTGTCTTTCTAAATAGTTAGTTTTTTGTTTCTGTGAATCCAATTCATTATCTCCCCGTCAAGTTCGTCACGCGGTATATCCATAGGTTTGCTTACGTGCAGGTAGGTCTTTTCTTTACTAGCTATCAAGAAAATCCATCCTTTAGGAGTGTTTGTTCTCTCCACACGTAATCCGGGTTCATCGTAAATTTCCCCGAAGCCGTAGAACCACCCGATCCTATTAATCTCTCATGTCTCGCAGTGCGTTTGTTAGCGCCTCTGATATGTTCTTAGACTCTGGCTGAAGATTGCCTCCCCCAGTAGAGCCCGGCCTAATTGCGTTAGGTGCGGGTGCAGATGCTTCCGCTGGAAACGCTTTTGAGATGTACGCATACTCGTTAGCAATGAACTGAGGCCAGTAAGCTGGATGAATGTTAGGAAACTGCTCTTGCGCTCTTTCAAGCAACAATGCCTCCTTCTGGGAAAACTGAGGGTCTTTAGCCTTCATGTCTTCCGACCATCTATCTAACTCAACGCTAGCACTCTGCGCATATGTAGCCGCTTCCTGATACTGTTGAGTCTCAGCGCCATACTGAGCATTTGCTTCAGCTTGCTGTTGCTCCATATCCCGCATGCGTTCAGAGTAATCACGTAAAGATGCTAGCTCTCTAGCGGCCTCTTCCGTTACCTCAAACTCTTCAACCTTTGCCTGCAAGTCAGGATGGTTGTTCAAAGGATCGGCATTACCTACCTTACTACCCGTGTACTGGCTGTGCGCTCTCTCTAACTGTTCCCAATACTGAGATGGGTCACCGCCATTGCGTAGGTTTTTGTGGTACTCAAAGTAAGCAGTCATGTCATCAGGCGTAACACCACTGTCGCCCATGATCTTGTACAACTCCTGACCTTGCGCACGAACCCTTGACGCCTCTTCTTCTGCGGCTCTAGCTCGCTCTGCTAGTTGTCGATATCGCTCTTGAGATCGCTCAGATTGATTGGCAAGCCATGCTTCTTCGTCTTCTTCTGAAACACCCCCGCTTCCTTCTTCTGCTCCACTGGCATGATCACCCTCCGATTCCCCTTCCTCAGCCACGGTGGTTTCGGAGGACTCATCGCCCTCTCGCATGCTTGAGAGCTCTTCCGCAAGCACTTCTTCGACGCCTTTAGCCTCTTCGACGCTCTCTTCAACAACTTCTTCAACAACCTCATCCTTTACTTCTGACATTAATCTCTCCCGGTTTTAAATTACTGAACATTTGGTTGAGGCCCTTGCATCTGTTGAGCCATTTGTAGATCACCCTGCTGTAACTGCTGGGCATTCATCTCTTGTTGCATCTCTGATTGTACAGCCTGCTGTTGCATTTCTTGCTCTTGCATCTGCATTTCCTGACCTTGTAATCCCATCTGCATCTGTTGCATCTGGAGTTCAGCCTGTTGCAGTTGCATTTTTTGCATGCCAATCTGGTCAAAATACTGGACCAACTCTTCTGGGAACATCTCCATTACGTCAAATGCTTCATCAGCTTTGCGCATGGTTTCCGACAACAGCTTGATCCAAGGGTTCATTCGAATAGGAATCATTAGCTCCTGTTGCATGCTAATAGCACGCTCAAGAACCTCCTTGATCTCAGGCATAAGGCCAGCCCACTTTTCCAGCTCCATAGCTTTGTTAGGCTTACCACTAGTACCAGCCCTGATCTTGATCTCAGTCAGGGAGAACACCTGATCCTTCGTCATCTGATCCGCAGGCCAGAATGCTGATTGACCCGCATATCTCTGCACTAACTCCATGGGCATCTCCTGCAAGACCACCTCTGTTGCGTAAGTCGCAATCTCAGAGATGAAATCTTCTAGCTGATCTTTTCGCGCGTCTACACGAGAGGACAAGCCTTCCTGTTGGATGCTGGCTTCTGTAGCGGTCTTAGCTCGACCAACGGAGCCACGTTGAGCATCACCAAGCCCTGACACCCATTCCATGTCACCACGCACGCGCGTAACGTCATAGACTGTCGGAATCATAGGCGGGTGTGCCGCAGGTTGGAATACCTGATTAACTGGCTGACCGCCTGCGTCTATTAGAATGATCTCGCCAATTTCACCAACAGAGAAACTGGTCACATCCTGTCTGCTTACCCTAGCCCTATCTGCCACAAACATTGGCTTTGTAAGCTCTCTATGTTTAGCCTCTTGCGTCCTAGATAAATCGTATTCGTCTTGTAATCGTGTTAGGAACTCAACGTCAGAAAGAGGCCACTCCCTACCGTCAATATAGTTAAAACCAATGCAGAAGAATGGGTAGAACCTCTGTCCTGCTTTAGCTGGTTGCCATGGGTCACGTAACCAATCGCTACCACCCTCGGCGTACCAATAAACTGTTCCGGTTTTCTTGTCCCAAAATTCCCATACTGCTACCAAGGCTTCGCCTTCTTTGTCACCAGAGTAGACTTTGGACTCACCGTCTGTCGTAGGCTTACCTGAGCCTGATCTAGTGTAGCTTGTCAGTTTGTCTACCTTAGCCTTCTTCATTCCAAACTGGGTCATGATGGAATCTTTGTCCATCCAAGTTCGCTGTGCTATCCAAGAGGCCCTGCGATAATCCTCAATAGAGTCAATGTCCGAATCCATACGCATGTCTTCAACAAGGATGTTATCCAAGACCAGACCTTGCGATCTTAGGACCGACACCTGAGACTCAAGCGATTTGATCATCTGCTCTAGCTCAACTTTCTTGACTGTCAGCTCATCTTGCGAATAGCCCTGCTCGTCCATTAGGCTTTCTACATTCTTGCCTAGCGCCGCTAGCTGATCTTGCGCATCTTCCAATCTATTGGCGATCAAGGGGTCTGTTTTGTAGTCCCGCTGATAGCTTGCTTTAATCCAACCTACACGAGAGGTCTGAATTGAGCGAACCAAGCCCAGCATTGTTTTCTTTAGCCCTGCGTCAGCCAATACCTTGTTCAGGATGACTTCCAGCGTCCTTGAGAACTGCCGGGTGTACGGAAGCATGGGATCGCTAACATCTACGTAGGACTCAGGCTTAACAGCAATCTCTGGGTTCTGGGCGTATGTCAGCGGAAGCATTGCCTGTAGCGTGGCGTAAATCTGGTTAGACTGTACGATGTCGCTCTTGGCGTACTCTTCCTTAGCTTTCTTACCGCGCTTGATTCCTAAGGCGTAATTGCGAGAGGTTTCAATATCTTTGTGTGCGCTTTTCCATTTGTTGGTACTGCGCTCGACCAGTTTTTGTAAGGCGGCTAGTTGGGGGTTTTTATCTTTATCTTCCATTAGTTTAAGAATCCGTATGTGTCAAACATTTGTTTTTCGTCTTTAGCTTCTTTTGTTTCTTGCGCCAGTAGGTATCCAAAACTTCCCGGTTGGTGGCCTTTGCGCTTCTTTGATTGTCTCGAAATCGGCAGAACGTGGACCAAGGAGTAACGAAGCATGTCAGCCAAGTGATCCTCGCCCATAGTGTCAATGTCATCATGGTTCTTTTCATCAGGCATCTGAAGAGGAATAGTTCTAAGCGTATGCGTACATTTGCGAGTGCAAACAAATTTAGCGGTACGCATTGCCTCACGAACGCTGTTCCAGCCTGACGCACGCGAACCCCGGCCTTTTCCAGACGGTTGAAATACGATGCCCTCACGTAGGAAATCTTCAAAGATCGAAGTCTCCTGACCAGTCCTGTTGAATATCGCCGCATCCGCGACATTGCCTCTATACTCGATTCCTGCTTTCCCATAAAATTCTATTTTCTCGTTAATCATGTCAGCTACTTCTGTAGCAGTTTTCTTAACTCCAGCACCTCCCTCACCACCGTAACCGTAGAGTTCGTCGTACATAATGACCCGTCCTTCGTAGTCACGACAGAAGAATCCAACCGCAAATGGTGCGGTAAAGCCCCAGTCAAGCGCTATCCAGTGTCTTTGGTCCGAGTTGACAGGGTAGGTGTCAATGACATTCCTTTCCTTGTCCCAGAACCCGTTAAAGAACCCGCCTACAGCGTAGTCCCAAGAACCGTTCAGCCACGCCTCACGCATTGCTTGGTTGCCGATGGCGGCTAAGTTAGCAATGTACGTAGGTGATGCCTTAGCTAGGTACGTATTCTCTGTTACAGCCCCGTCAAACCTTGCTATGGGTCTGTCACGGTAAGTCATGTGAGTGCCTTCTGGAGCCCACTCCGGAGATTCGTCTACGAACCTACCCTTTACCCAGCTAGCACCCGGACCAAATGGGTTGGTTGTAGCCCGTATACGCAACGGTATACCTTCCTTACTGACACGAAGTAGGGATTTCAGGGAATCGTATAGCTCTGGCGTAGGCCAAGAACACAATTCATCGAATCCTATGTACTGATACTCGTTACCATGGTGAGCCCAATACGCACTAGGCGTTTCCACCGCTCTAAACAGTAGCTCTTCTCCGTCAGGCCACTTAAATTTGTACTGACTTGGCGACTCCAAAAACCTTATTCCGGGAAACACGGGCATAAACATCTTTTTACCCTTGTTAATCATGTCCTGTAGCTCTTTGTGTTGTCTACGGAAGATGACGCCACGATAATGCAAGCCGTGACCCTGCCCAACGTAGCGTGCAAAGTCTGCTAATAACGCCTCAGATTTGCCATTGCCTCTCCCGCCAGCATACAAAGCCTCCTGACCCGCGTAGGATAGGAATGCCATCTGGCTTCCCGGTAACGGCTTCCACTCTTGACGCTTTTTGGTCATCAGGAATGGGCTATAGGGTCCACAACGCAATCACAAGCAGGACATAGGCAAGAGCTGACACAGCTAGGGCCAGTACAGGGACATCCGTAAAGCGAGCAATCGGGACACGTGCAATAACCAAGGGAATCTTTAGGCCATGATTTGTTCTTTTCCTCGTCATTTTTGCTCATCTATTTTGTTTTCAACCATAAAGTCAGTGTGATCATGTTCTTCCAGCTCCGGGACCTCCATTAGGCAGAAGTCCTCCGGAGGCTCCCATTCGTCCTCCTCAGGGTCTTCAACTAGCTGTAGTCTTGTTCTGTTCGTCATATGTCACTCGATTCAAATACATCCCTAATTTCAGGATGCGTACTGGGTCATCACGAAGCATTCCAAGAGCAATGTTGCAATAGTGGCAAAGCACTCCTCTTACGTGTCCTTTGTCATGGCAGTGGTCAATGTGGAAACTTCTCTCAGTAGCCGCCTCTTCGGTTGATCTACCACAAGCGTCACAATTGTCCTTGCTTCTAAGCCTTTGTACTTCTTCTACCGGAATTCCATATTTTCCCGCTAGTACCCGTTCGATATTGCAATCCTTACAATGGGTGGCATTCTTGACCCTTTTACCTTTTCCACAAATGCTACACGGTTTATCTTTGTGTTTCTCGTAGCTGGCTCGTATTGTTTTTCTGTTACATGTTTTGCAAGCGTATTGAAGCCCGTCTTTCGTCCCTTTGTTTTTGTAGAAGTAGCTAGACCCTTTTTCCTTTTTGCATGAGCAACACCGTTTCATTTTTATCATGTGGCGTATTATAACCGTTTCGGTGGTGAACCTCCAGAAATTCTCACCACCTCAAATTGGTCAGACCAATATACTTATTTGTGATATCCGGCGCCTCGTTACTTACTCTTGCTGTTACTGGTTGCTAGGACTGTAGATTGCTGACAAGAGGCAACCAAGCAAGTAAGTTGTGAGGGATTTTTAATCCCGAACGATAACCAATAAGGCCACAATGTCCAAAACTACAGGAAGTGTTTTTCCTACAGATACAGCTTTCCCCCGATACACATCAATTATAGCATACGTTTTAGTGAAAGTCTAGTAAATCTCCCAGCATCATGGGTAGGGGTGTTGTATTTTTACCACAATGTTTCTGAAACTACCCCCAGAAAAAATTTGGCTAACTTCCCTAATTGGATGTGAGCTTTTGACTGATAAATATATGTTGGGAGGAACGGGACTCAAGCGGGCGGGTGGGGGTCGGCCTCGCTCGCTCGCGTGCATCATGCGCCCTCGCTCCCCTCGCTGGTGGGAGCCTCGCTCTCGATCGTCTCATCTTGTGCAGTGTTAGCGCTCTCGTGCCGCTGATCGTCAGTCACTTGCCCATTGCTATCAGCCAGTGAAGGCATCAACAAAACGCCCTGCAATGCGGCCTTATCTGCTGTATCTGCCACCTCTAGCGCCCTGACATCGCTCACAACCTTGTTTAGCAGGCCCTGATATATGCTACTTGCCAGCCTCAGCGCGGCAATCTGTGCGGTTGTGGCTTTTTCGCCAGACTGAGCCAAGTCCAACGAGGTTAATGCTATCCCCTCAAGCCGCCTGATTAGTTTAGCCGGTTCAATAGACGTCCTCGCGGCCATCATATTCTCAGCCACCCGCGCCATCTTCCCAGCCTTGGTTGAGCCAGTTTTTTCCGTCCCATACTTCCGAATATGTTCGTCACTCTTCCTGCCACTTCTCCCCTTAACTCCAGCCATTTTATGCCCCTATCTATTGTTATGTTATAACATTTTATCTGCCTATTTTTTAGGCAATCCAAGACCGCATATTGTACCCGTTAACGCAGTGAAAATATATTAATTCTCAGCCGCTATCGCTGGGCTTGGTCAGCCGTGGAGAATTACTCGATATTGGTATCACGGTCTGATATAATTAGGCACTTTACAGCGGTAAAATATGGGTGCTTGCAATCTTTCGAGATATGTGTTTATAATAAAAAACCGAAACACAACAGAGGATTCAAAACATGAACGATTCAAAATACAATGGCTGGGCAAACTACGAAACTTGGAAGGTGGCGCTGGAGGTGTTTGATGGCTACAATCCAGACGAGGAAGATCGGCTTTGGAGTGCGGAGCAGTTCCAAGAGTTCGCGGAAGAGGTGATTTTTCAGGATCGCGAATCCGACACGCTGGCCGACTCGTTCGCTCGCGCATTTTTG